TTAGATGCATTGGCTTCCGGTTTGTCACCTAGATTAGACCAGCAATCAGGTAATGTAGGTGTACCGTTAGGGTCATACTCTTCTGCATAGTATGAACGAGATACTGATGGCAATGCGTTAACGATGATTACATTCAATTCACCTTTTAACTTGCCTACTTCTTCGCCATTAACTAGCTTACGGAATACGCCGTTCTTTACAGTAACACGGCGGTTGGTTGAACGACCTGCACCAGCTAAAGACTTAGTTAATTCACTAACGCCTTGAGTACGGAACTCAGCAGGGATGTCGTTTTTAAAGATTGTTAAATTACTCATTATTTGCTCCTTCTAACTACGATTGAATATTTGCTGTCTGACATAAGCCCAGCAGGTAATAGGTCAGGGTTCTCTTCCAAAAACTGACGCATGTTAGTTTGGTGTATGCGTTTTTCTAGTAGCCCATAGACATCATGCTCAGCAATGAAGTCATACATTTGCTCCCAGTCGCTTGTCCAGTAACGTGTATCAACTTTACGAATGATAGTTCCTGCTTTTGTTTTAATACTATCCGCGTGTTGGTCTTGGCAGATAGTTAGCATTTGGTCTGCTAAAATATCTTGCTGTTCCTTTAATGCTTCATCCTGCTGTTCATATTGTTCTTTAAGTTCAGCACGTTTGTCCCTAATCTTAATGTAAATCTCTGCTAGGGTATCGGCTGGAACGTCAGGTTCAACATGAGCAACGGTTTGGATTACGTCCTCAATTTCCATATTAGCTCCTTAATGATTACTACACTTTTAGTCTACCACTTACTTTGACATTGTCAAGCTATATCTTCAATCTCTTGTCGATACAAATCAATTATCTTGTTGTGGCTTGTTATGTTACTTCTAAGCATCGAGTACAACTTCCCTTCTACTTCACTACCCTTAATATGCACAATCGTCATGGAATTCTTTTGCCCCGGGCGGTTAATCCGCGCATTTGCTTGCAAGTAAGTTTCCACGCTGGTAACAGGTGCGTACCAAATAATCACGTTTGCGGCAGTGAGAGTTAGCCCGTGCGATGCGGCTTGGGGCTGAATTATGAGAACTCTAGGTTCTTCTTGTTGTTGGAAATTATTAATAATATCGTGACGCCGATTAACTGGCACCTGACCGTTAATTATATCTGAAGTGATACCGTTTTTCGAGAGGTATTCTGAAAGCAGTTGAATGGTATGCGTGAATGGCACAAACACTAGCACCTTATGGCTTGCCTCTTCAATCACTTCAAGGATTGCCCGCAGTCTATTGCTAACATCAAACTCAACTACTTCTCTAGTATCCGTATAGACTGCACCGCCTGATATTTGCAAGAGCTTATTAATACTTGTTGCGGCGTTGACTGCGGTAATTTGTTCACCACCCGCTTCCATAGTCATCTGCTTCTTAAGCATCGTATAGTATTTAATCTGCTGGGCTGTTAAAGGTGCATCACGGTCTACATAAGTAACATCAGGTAAATCAATACATTGGTTCTTCTCAAAACGAATTGCTGGCTGTAATACTTTATGTACTACGTCTTGGGCATTAGGTTTTGGTACCCATCTGTATTGGCTTACTTGGTACATTACTTGGTCGCGGAACGCACCAAAGAACTTAGGTGTTTTCTCAGGGTTAATCATCTTAGCTAGACCGAATGCATCTAGTGGTGACTGTGCGGCTGGTGTACCGGTTAGCATCCACAAGCCTTTAACCTTAGCTGATACTTCCTTTAAAGTTTTCCACCGAGTAGTCTGTGGGTTCTTGTAGGCACTTGCTTCGTCAATCACGATGATATCAAAGCCACCAGCCATGATATCTTTCTTAACAATCTCAACGCCGTCAAAGTTAATGATGACGAACTCTGCGCCTTGATTGATAATTTTCTTGCGAGCTTTAGAATCGCCGTATGCTACATCACAGGTGCGGTGCATGGCGAATTTAAATAAGTCAGCTTGCCATGCTGACTTCATAATTGATAGTGGGCAAATAACTAATACGCGTTTTACCACGCCTAGCGTCATCAAATAATCTGTTGCCCATATGACGCTAGCTGTCTTGCCTGTACCTTGCTCGTTGAAACAGAACGCTTTACGATTAAGGGTTAAGAACTCTGCCGTTTGTTTCTGATGTGCAAATGGCTTAAACTTTCCGGGCCAATTGTAATCTGTCAGTATGCTATTTTTTGGGCGAGTTGCGCTTAACTGAGTGGTCGGGGTTTCGGCTGAACGAACGGTTTTCACTTGCTGTTCTGATGCGCAAATTCTTTTTGCCGCCTCCACCACCTTTGCTAAGCGGCTTGATGTGGTCTGCTTCAAGTCCGTCATTTTTATGTAATCTGCCTTCCTTCATAAGCGCCTTGCGAGCCGCATTGCGCTTTTCTCTGTTCTTTATTTGTTGTGGGGCTTCTTCGTAATCAGTCGCTTTTGAATACTTACGGTCAGCTTTGTTTTTGTATGGCATGATATAACTCCAATTAAGAAGTTTTTATTATATACCAACTTCTGTTTTGCCAAACACTTGTGTGCTATCCAAGCTTTCATCCGGTATTAAGTCTGCATATGGGTTAGCTTCCCATAGTTCTTTATGCATATCTGCTGGGGTTAATCCTGCCATAGCCTTACCAACCTGCATACCTATGCGTATAACAAGTTCAGACTCTAGCTCTTTATACTTAGCTTCTATAGCTCTTCGTACTTGCTTATCAACCGCTGATGCAACTGCTGATTCTAGTGCGATATCTTTTTGGTTTTGAAACACTCGTAATATGGTATCTCTAATACGTCTATCGACTGCATCATCTAAGGTAATTGCTAGTTCGGCTTGCTTTTCTATTGATACGTCACTCATTTTTAGCTCCTATTGTTTACTCATTTGCTCAATCATTACCCGTTTTACTGCGTTTTTGAAATTATAATTTCCATCTAGTTTGTAGCTTAGGTCATTGACTGTACCCATACTTAAATACAACGCTTCATTATTTAATACTTCTTGGATAACCTCTTTAACCCATTCTTTAGTTTGTAGACGTAGGTTCAGCAGTATGGCTTGTTCTTCTTCGGGTGTCATCTCGTTCTCTTTTCTTTCCAATGTTGACAGGTTTTAACTGGGCAGTATGGGCATAGGGCGCTTGAGTTTGCGTTCCAAGTACCCGTTACCATTGCATTATCTAAGCGTTCAAGGTCATACTTAAATGGTGCTACATACTTACTACTATCTTCAATCACATGATGCTTCTTATCAAAGTCATTACATACTACAAATATCAATGCTGACTTGATGCGCTTAACTTCGGGGTAGTGTGCAAACGTAGCGGCGGCTAGTAAGTCTAGCTGTTTTGTATCTGCATACTTAGCGTTCTTGCTTGTCTTGTAGTCAACTAGATATGCTTCTTCACCGTTGATAACTAACAAGTCGGCAATGCCGCGCCACCATACATCCGCATCAAAGAACCCACATGGCTTTAAATCTTCGGTTAAGCCAAACTGTATCTCGCAATGTTTAGTACCTGGAATCTTATTTAACGATTCAAGCACAGGTTTGATAAATGCATACTTCTCAGGGACAGGCGTACCATCACGGATAAATTCTTCCGCTACCTTATGCACTTCCTTACCATAGATAGTCGCAGTGCTATCCTCATCCTTGAAATCTTTAGCAACCCTTGTGTGGTAGTACTTTTTAGGACATTGCTGAAATGTTTTCAGGCTACTATAAGACCAAGCTACCATTATTTCTTCCTTTTAGTTATTGCGGCAATGCCATCTTCATCTTGCGGTTCTTTATCTCTCGCATTTAGCATTGCATCTGCCATTGAGTATGCCCGATTAGCAACAACATCATAGGTGTACTCTTCAGCATCGGTTTCATTATTCCTACCCGCTAAGTCACCCGCCATAGCTAATGCGGCAAACAAGTCGCGCATATCAAACTCATCCATGTATTACCTCCTGTGCTACCCACTGTACCATGCTACAAATACAGACATAGCTAATTAAAAAAACTACTGCGAGCACAATGTCATCCATCTTTATTCTCCTCGTAGTGCAGACCTTCATTGGAATTTTGCCCGATAATATCTATACGGCGTTCATCCCAATCAGCATCAGTTTTGAGTGGGGTTAGTGGCGGCTTCCAACCGCCATTTGTTTTCTTCTTACCAAAAATCTTATCAAAGTTTTCCTCACCCTTTTTAGATAGCGTTCTGCTAACTAGCGGGTCTCCAGTGATATCATTCCACGTTGCCATTTTGTTTCTCCTTACGTAATGCGTAATACTCTTTCACTAATTTTTCATACGTATCCCATGCCTTACTAAAGCGCATATCGTATACGTGTTTGATGCCTAATACCCTATTACATATATCATCGTCATGTTCATACTCTCGCGCTAGTAAGTCTAGGTCTTGTGTCACTTCCCAACACCGCAAAACTTCTTGCTCTAAGTCTTGTAAGGTACTCATTCTGCATCCTTATCTTTTAGTGGTTTGCTAAAAAAATCTTCTTCGTTGAGTACAGGCTTGGCATGAGCCGATTGCATCATCCCAGCGACTTTAAACAATCCGCCATAAGTATCAGCACCGAGAGTAGCATCGCTATAACCCACAGGTTTACCGCTAGTATCATAAAAAACTTCTTTGATTTCATAGTATTCATATGTATCAGTTTGTCCTTCTGCTTTAAATCTAACAACTCTGTAGTTCCAACTCATCTCCAAGGCCCCTTCCCTGTTTTTTCTTGTGTGTCATAGCTTTTAGTCATCAACCAATTATAGGCAGGATACAGCCATGAAAAACAATCCCACTTATTCATAGGTTTGCTAATGGTATTGCCAATAAAATACCACACATAACTCATCGTCTATCCCTTCTTGCATGTTTCGCACGTATTGCTTGAACTGCTCGCCACTTAGCTTGTCTGCCATAGTGGTATACGATATACATTACGCATAATGCGCAGGTTAAGAAGCCTAAAAAGAACGCCATAAAATAACACAATACGTATTCAATCAGTCTTTCATACATCGTTAGCCATCTCTAACTCATCAATGTCAATCTCCGTTTCCTTGTCATTAGGTAAACGAACCATCGCAGTAGTAGGAAAGTGCCCTGTGCGTAGTATCTCAACAACACATTCACCCTTAGTCCACCACATCCACTTATGCAACCACAGTTTTTTATCTCTCATAACTCCTCCACGCCGTTCTTCCAATGAACTAAAAATTCTTTAAACCGTTCTACTCCCGCACCAATTGGCACTAAAATGCCATCAGTATCCATATGGTAAAACTCCTCCACTACCATGCTACCGGTATCAGTATGCCCTTGAATAATAAGCACAGTAAACTTATCTGATATCTTAGCTAACTGCTTAAGCAATATGTTCTGCCCTATGCTGATAGCCTCGCCTTCACGTTTCCATTCGCCTACTAAAAAGTAACCGTTACGTTCCATTACCATATCAATGTTTGACGGCACAATCTTACCCATCAAACCATTCAAATCTTTAAAATCTATATGCACTGCATTTGGGTTACGCATCATAATGCTTCATCCTTAAAGGGTGGGGTACTCACGTAAGAGAACGGTTAATAAAGTTGAGCACAATATACCGTGCGCTTTCCCCCATAAACTAATGAGCCGGTGGCTGTCTAAAACCATCGGGTACTTTACCCGCAGTTAAGTCTTGCATCACAATCAATAGCTTTTCAATTACTTTCTCATGGTCATCGAGCCTAGCTTGCATATTAATTAAGCCATGATGCATAGCCGTTAATGCTTCTCTAAGTTGTTCGGGTGTTAATTCTTTTACTTCTTCGTTACTCATAATAAACATTCTCCAAGTTGTTCAAACATTTCTTTAAGCGTTAGCTTCTTTTCTTTTACTTCTACTGCACCTTCATGGGCATAATCAAACCGCCTAATCACTTCGCCTTCATCGTCAAGAAGAACCCACATTATTCTTTTCCTTAAACGATGCTTCTAAATCTTGAATAGCCATTTTACTAATGCCCCATACTTCCTCAAAACTTTTTATCTCATCATCTGTTAATCCTTGCCATTGATGAGGGTGGGTGTAAAGTGGAATTGGCTTTTTTAAAACTGTTGTTTGTTTAGTTGTGTATTTATTAAAATCATTAAATCCTAAAAAATCAGCGTTTCCAATTTCATCAAACCCCATCCAAGCCACAGGTTCTTGCACTTGCTTATCAGCCCATCGTGCTATTTCTTTACCTCTTTCAAAAAACTCTTTGCCTTCTAGTTGTTCACGATTAAAATAAACTTCCTCGCCATCAATGTTTAATGTGCAAGTAGAGCCATCAGGTGCGTATGACACTAATCTTGGTTCTGCTGGTTGTTCTAGTGTTTTTATTATTTCATTGCCATAATTTGGGTTATCATTCTTACAAAATACAGCGTGATATGCTTTTAATCTTTCAATCGCTTCTTTTTTAGCTTCCTCATAGGTCATTGAGAGCCTCCTTACATTTTTCTATTAGCTTAACAAAATCGTTTTGACCAATATTTGCCTCCCAGTAAGTGCAGTTATTCCACACATCTTCCATAGCTTCAATCGCCATCTTTAATGCTTCGTCTTTAGTCATTTCCGCCCCCATACTTAGTCTGCAACAACAACTCGCAGTAATGGATTGCCTTCTTAATATCCTCAGCACCGTTCTTAGCATGGTGGCGACAGATATACTTGACTACGTTGCCTTCCAAGAACCCAAGATTGTTAGCCGTGATAAACTCTACTGGCTGTATAGCCATGTCCTTGTAATGATTGCCACCTACTTGGTTTGCTAGTGGTGGGTTTTCCCAAGCTAATTCTTCTATCGTTGATTGCTTAGTTGGTGTGCAATTGTGTCCCCACCCTAATTCATACTCCTTACCGCACTTATCGCATGTTTCATATATCTTATCTGCTCCGCTTCCCACGATTTGCATCCTCCCATCAATAAATTTTTCGTAAATTGCTTTAGCTTGTTTCATTTTCCATTAGCCTTATCTCTTGCATCACGTTCTGCTTCTTTAAGTACGCGCAAGTAACAATGCTCGATGGCTTTACCTAACGCCGCCGCTTCGTAGTTCTCAATCTTGGCTAGGTTCTTAACGTAAATGCCAAACTGTTCATAGTGTTTTTGTTCCATTACCAATCTCCAAATCCTTGTAGCCCGCTTTGCATACTGCCATACATATGTCGTCTTTTACTTTTAGGTGCTGGGTCTAGCTTTCTATCTAGCAGTCTAACAATACGTGCATGAGGTATAGGGGTTATAACTGTTGCCTCTACCCCTTCATAATCCGCTTCAATCTGCGCATCCTTCATTGCCATCGTGTAGAACGGCTTGTTAGTGCGCTTATAAAAAAATCTATTTTTAACTGTTTTGCTAGTAATAATATGCCCAGAGCGTAAAAGTGAACGTAAGTAGTTTTCTAATTTTTGTTTGGTCATTCCTAATGAGAACGCCATATCTACTGCCGATAGCTCTTTACCTTTTAGGTGTTCTAGGATAAGCACTCGGTTCTGCTCACCTTCCATTTGATACTTTA